ATACTTAAACATACAAATAGAACATTGCATGAGGTGGGGAAACTGCTAAGGAAAGGTTTGCAAGATGAACTTAAATTACAAAAGCACAATGCTACTGGTGCTTTAAGTAGAGGTTTGAAATATCAAGTTATAAAAACAGGTTTGAGTGTTTTAAATGTAACCTCATCTGTTGCTTATTGGAAAGCAGTTAACAATCCATCATTTGCTAAAACACCTAACATTGGTGCAATAATAAAATGGATGTCTGTTAAAAATATAAAAGGTAGTGCTGCAGCAATAGTAAGCAAATTAAAAAGTTATTATGGGAAACCTTATGTGGTTTGGACAGAAGGTAATAAATTAAGAAGAACAGATTTCGCAGGATATACTGCAAGAAAATATAAAGAAGAAGTAGTAAATAAATTAGCACCATCAATAGGAGTAGATGTAGCAAATATGATAAGTGAAAAAATAAGAAAAAACAATCCAAAAGCAAGAGTAACAGAAGCTTTTTAATAAATATAAAGAATGGCGACAAATACAGAAAAGATAGTAGTACAGGTAGTAGTAAAAGGACAAAAGCAATTAGATGACCTTAGCGGTAAAACAGGAAAAGCAACCAAAAGTGTCGGGGGTCTAACAAAAGGACTTGCAGGTATGACTGCAGGTATTCTTAGTGCAACTGCTGCTTTTAATCAGATAAGCAAAACAGTAAGTAGTGCTATAAAGACTTTTACAAAGTTTGAATTTGAAATGGCTAAAGTGAAGGCAATAACAGGTTCAACTGAAAAAGATTTTAAAAAATTAACAAATACTGCTCAACAGTTAGGTAGAACAACATTCTTTACTGCATCACAAGTAGCAGAATTACAAGTTAATTTTGGTAAATTAGGATTTTCAACTTCTGAAATATTAGATGCTCAGGAAGCGACACTAATGTTAGCAACAGCAACACAGTCAGACTTAGGTAGAGCAGCGATAGTAGCAGGTGCTGCAGTAAGAGGTTTTGGGTTAGATGCTCAAGAAACACAAAGAGTAGTTGATGTAATGGCTGTAGCATTTACAAGTTCTGCGTTAGATATAGAAAAATTCCAAACTTCTATGACTAAAGTAGCCCCTATTGCGGCTGCTGCTTCTATTAGTATAGAATCTACATCTGCTGTTATGGGTACATTAACAGATGCAGGTATTGAAGCGTCTATAGCAGGTACATCATTAAGAAATATATTCTTAAAAATGCAAGACCCTGCTTCTGACCTATCTAAACATTTAGGCTTTACAGTAGAAAGTACAGCAGATTTAGAAAAAGCATTAACTCAATTAAATAACGAAGGGCTTTCAAATGCAGAGATGATGGAACTTGTTGATTTAAGACAAGTTGCTGCTTTTCAGACTATGGTTAATGGTGCTGATAGAGTCTTAGATTTGACTGATGCTTTAGAAGATGCTAATGGTGAAGCACAAAAAATGGCTGATATTATGGCTGACACATTGCAAGGAGATATTTTAAAGGCAAAGTCTGCATGGGAAGGTCTTGAAATTGCTATAATGACAGGAGGAAGTAATATGTCCAGAGCATTAAGACTTGTTGTTAGTGATTTTACAGAGTTCATAAGTACCATAGTAGGTAATATGCAGACCCCTGAACAATTAGGGGCAGATTTCCTTAGAAAATCATTAAACAATATAAAAGAAGCACAAAAAGAAATAGATGATTTACAGAAATCAGGCGCACCAGTAGGAACAACAAGGGCAGAGTTGTTGCAACAAGAATTAGACAAATTAACAAGGATTCAAGAATTACAAAAACAAGCATTAGATTTAGCAACAGAAGAAGGTAAAGGGTTTGGCGCTAGAGCTGCAGCAGCAAGACAATTAGCAGAGGATTTTACAAAACAAATTGAAGCAAGAGAATTTGCTTTAACTGATTTAAAAGAAATATTAGAAGCAGAGGTAAGGGCAGAAAAAAATAAAAATGACAGAATAAAATTAGAAAGAGATGTTGAAATAAAAAAAAGCAATAGGGCTAGAATAAAAGCACAAGAAGAAGCAGATGAAGAAGCCGCTAAAGCAGCAAAAAAAGCATTCAATTTAGAAAAAGAGAGAATAAATCAAGAATTTACAGAACTTGAAAATATACACAAACAAGCCCTTATTGATGAGGAAATAACTCAAGAAACTTTTAATGAAGCTGTTTTTGATATAGAACAACAAAGATTACAAGAATTACTAGACCTTCGTGTTAAACATGGAGAAGATATTTCAACTATTAATGGTGAAATATTAAGTAATGAATTAAAGATGATTGCTGATAGGGCTGCCGCAGAAGCAAAGGCTGCTAAAGATAGAGAAGAACAAGAAAAACAAGCAAGTAAGGATAGGTTGCAACAAATTAGGCAAATGCAAGAGATTGGTAATCAATTAATATTTGTTGCAGGAGAGGAGAAAAGTTTACAGGGTATTAAAAAAGCAGGTATTAGAATATCACAAGCAGCAGGAGTTGCAGCAGGATTTGAAGCAATGCAAAAGGCTGCTTTGGCAATAGCAGATAGTGCAGCAGATTCACCTTGGTATTTAAAAGTTATAAACGTACTAGCATTATTAGCAGCATTAACATCTACTATGGCTAATGTAAGAGGTTTAATGACACCTATTGCTGACGCAAAGATGGCAAATGGTGGTATGGTACAAGGCAAATCTCATGCACAAGGAGGAGAGAAGTTTGCAGTAGGGGGTAGAGTGGTAGAATTAGAAGGAGGTGAAGCGGTAATAAATAAAAGAAGTACAGCAATGTTTAGAAATCAATTATCAGCAATGAACTCTGCAGGGGGTGGTGTTAAATTTGCAGATGGAGGATTACTTAATATGCCTTCTTTCTCACAGCAACAATTTAATGCTTTAAATCAAAATCAGATGGTTGGTGCTATGGGGTCTAGTAGAAAGGTAGTAGTGGTAGAGTCTGATATTACAGATACTCAAGATTCAGTAAGTGTAATACAATCACAAGCCACACTATAGTGAAGTCAGAGGAAATAAAAATATATCTCGTATATCTATTACTATTAACAGTAGTATTTATTATAGGGGTATTATAAGATTTATAAAAAATTTAATAATTAAAAAATATAAAAAGATGAAAAAATTTGTATGTAAATTAGTAAGCATTATAACTTTTGACAAAGTTTGTTTTGGATATTGTGATAGTAAAAATTGTAAAATAAAATAAATATGGAAGAAATATTAAAACTTATTGAAGGGTATGGATTATCATTAGTCCTATTGTTAGGGGCTTTATATGCTTTATATCAATTTTTCTTTTTTTCAATTAGAGAAGTTAAATCTACTTTTGAAAAAAGACATGATGTTGCAAATAAAAATATGCAAGAATTAAAAGAACATGTGAGAGATTTGAAGGGGAAAATAAACACAATTTTAGAATTTATAAAGAAATAAACAGATGTTTGTTAATAAAAAAACCAAATTAGAAAGACTTGGTATATGTAAAAGTTGTAATATGTATCGCAACTTTATGTTACTTAAAAGACCAAAAATAGAAATGGGTGCAAGATGTGCAGAGTGCAAGTGTTTCCTAGATGCAAAAACATCTTTAACAAAAGAGTTTTTTGGGAAATGCCCTTTAAGCAAATGGTAAAAAAATAAAAATGAATATAAAAGAAATCGCTAAAAATTACAGCAAAGACAAAAGAAGAATGATGACTGATGCTGTTGTTAAGAACCAACATCACATGAGAAATTTCACTTCTTACAATACAAATTCTTTAACATTAATGTATGCTGAATGGCATTTATTATTCCCAACACACAAGCAAGATATTAATTGTAGTTCTTGCAGAAAAGCAGTAAATAAGTTTTGGGAAACAATGGTAGATGAATGGATAGAGGAAGAATCAAAACCTACACCTAAACCAAAAACAAAAAAGAAAGTTGGCTCAAAAAAAGAAAAGGCAAAATAAAATAGATGTAGTTTACGACTATATTGAAATTGTTGGGATTGAACTTAAAAAAAAGTTTGGAGATTCCCCAACCTGTAAAGACATGATAAGACATCTTGTTGAGAGAGGTATGATTGAGCCAAAGAGAGTTAGGAACTATATGATTATTGCTGACTTTGATAGAATGTTAGTTGGTAACGAAGGAAGCAGGACACACACATTTATGGACTTATCTATTAAATACGAGATAAGTGAAAGTCAAGCACAAAACATTGTTTATAAGGAGAGAAAAAAATCTACTATAATGAACAATATTTCATTTTAAAACTTTTGTACTAAAATAATGTAAATATAAAATACATTAAGGTGTATTTTTGTATTTATGAAAAACAATTGGTATAATATTCAAAATAAAGCAGGTGAAACTGCTGATGTCTATATTTTTGAAGAAATAGGAATGTATGGTGTAACTGCACAGGATTTTATTTCTGAAATAAAAGACTTAAAAGACAAGCCGATAAATTTACGCATAAATAGTTTAGGAGGAGATGTGTTTAATGGAATGGCTATATATAATGTAATCAAAAAAAGAGAATCAAAGACTACAGTTTATGTTGAGGGAATAGCTGCAAGTATTGCTACTATTATTGCTCTTGGTGCAGACGAGGTAATCATGTCTGAAAATTCTTTATTTATGATTCATAATGCTTGGGGTGGAACTATGGGTAATTCAAAAGATATGCGTAAATCTGCTGATACTCTTGATAAAATTTCAAACGAACTTACAGAAATCTATGTAAAGAAGACAGGATTGGCTTACAATAGAGTTACTGAGATGATGGATGAAGAAACTTGGTTGAGTGCTGAAGAAGCATACGAACTTGGTTTTGTTGATACTATTTCAGATGCTATTAAGGTTGCTGCTAAGTATGATGTTTCTAAATTTAAAAACATCACTAACGAAGAAATAAAAAACAAATTTAATATTAACATAAAAAACAGAAAAATGACTAATGAGTTAAAAGAATGGTTCAATAGCAAAGTTGATGAAATTGTTGCAGCAGTTAAATCTGATGTAAAAGTTTCAAAAGACGTTGTTGAGCAAACAGAAATTGCTGTTAATCTTAGTGATAAAGAAGAAATTATGAAAATGATTTCTGAATTATCTACAGCTGCTACGGGAAGTATAGATACAGCATTAGCTGAAATGTTGAAAAATGCAGCAGGACTTAATGATTTTATTGTCACACCAGACGGGATACATAAATATGCAAAAGGTGATTTGGTTACAGGTGTGGACCTACCATCACTAAAAGCAGCAGAAAGTAAAAATAATACTGATA